CACAGACGACGAGAAAAAGGCTCTTAGAGAGAAAATGGCCGCTGGGAGAAAAGAATGGTATGAGAAAATGAAATCTCACCGCGAGGAAGTTGGCAAGCGCATCAAAGAAATCCGCAAGGAATTCAAGAACAACCGTGACAAGGTTATCGACGGCAACGATCCAGGCGAATGAAAGGGTGAGAATCTTATTATACAATACCACAGGCCTTATTATATCCCAGCAAGTATAGCTGACAGAGCCACTAAGTCCAGACCAGAAACGAATTGGCAGCTAAAAATACCAAGAAGTAAAGTTGGCACGGTGATAATAAAGCGCCCTGGTGGCGATATTATAATAAGATAACACAAAAAGTAATTGACAACCACTTAGCTAACTGCTATAATCACAGACATATGAAAGCATTTTTAAATTATGAATATATGATCACGCCAGGTGTTTTAAAAATACTTAGCTATATAGCAGCAGCAGTTGCAGTTATAGTGGGTTTATTTACTACATTTACAGCAGATCCCATAGCAGGTATCGCTATGACAGTATTAGGCCCGATAGTAGTTCGCATTTACGCAGAGCTAATGCTTGTTGTTTTTGAAATACACAGTGAGCTCAAAAAAATAAGCAACAAGTAGGATAAAAAAACAATTGACTATCGGCTGGGTAGTTGGTATAATCACTAGCGTATGAACGTTAGTTTAGTATCAATTACCCAGCCTTTTTCTGACCTCAACAGCGCAGAGGAAATCATTGCCTACTGCGCTCGGGTAAGCAATCCAGAAAATCAGAAAAACGTCGAAACTGCCCCAAGATTATTAAAATTTTTAATTAAACATAAGCATTGGTCTCCGTTTGAGATGGTGGACATGACCGTGGAAATTAAAACAAGCAGGGCAATTGCTGCCCAAATACTAAGGCACCGCAGCTTCTCTTTTCAAGAGTTCAGCCAAAGATACTCAGAGGCCCAGTCTTTAGAAAAACTAGAACTCAGAAAACAGGCAGATAAAAACCGCCAAAGCAGCTCTGAGGCATTTGAAGACTCACAGCTTCACACCAAAGTTAGAGAACATTTGGCGAAAGGTTTGTCCTTATATAAAAGCTTGATTCGCGAGGGAGCAGCAAAAGAATCTGCCAGAATGATATTGCCCCTAACAACTGAAACAACAATGTACATGAAAGGCAGTGTCCGTAGCTGGATTCATTATATCGATTTAAGAACAAAGCAAAACACACAAAAAGAACACCGCGAAATCGCAGAAGAATGTAAAAACATTTTTAAGCATAATTTCCCAACAACCAGCGAAGCATTATGGAATTAAAAAAAGTATTAATAACAGGAATATTAGGACAAGACGGCGCAAATATGACCGAATACTTGTTAAAGGAGCCCAATTTAGAAGTTTACGGAATGATGCGAAGAACATCTAACGCAAATTTTGGAAACATTGAATCCCTTAAAGAGCACCCAAGGTTCCACCTTGTTTGCGGAGATTTAACAGACGAAGTATCAATAGATAAATTAGTCGAAGAAATAAAGCCAGATTTTTTTATTAATTTCGGGGCAAACTCATTTGTTGGCTGTAGCTGGGACATGCCACTTCAGGTATTTGATGTGAACACGCTCGGGGTAATTAGATCCCTCGAAGCTATAAGGAAATTTAAACCTGACTGTCGATTTTACAGCGCTGGAAGCTCCGAAGAGCTCGGAGACGTAGATTATTCCCCACAGGACATTAACCACCCAATAAAGCCTAGAAGTCCCTACGGAGCGTCTAAGGCGGCTTCACGACACCTTGTGAAAGTTTATAGGGAATCGTACAATATATTCGCGGTGCACAGTATATTATTTAACCATGAAGGCGTTCGCCGTGGAGAAGAGTTTGTAACACGAAAAATCACCAAAGGCGTTGCAAAAATTGCCACGGCAATAGCTAATAATGAAGAATTTGAACCGCTACAACTAGGCAACGTTCACTCTAAGAGGGACTGGTCAGATTCGGAAGATTTTGTAAAAGGAATATGGCTTATGCTAAACCAAGAAAAACCCAAAGAATATGTTTTATCCAGCAATGAAACCCACAGCATTAAAGAGTTCGTTGAAAAAGCTTTCGCGCACGCATATGTTTCTGGCTTCTGGGAGGGAGAAGGATTAGACGAAAAGTTTCTTCATGAAGGCAACCATGTTCCACTAGTCGAGGTTAACAAAGATTTTTATCGTCCCGCTGAAGTTGAACTATTATACGGAGACTCAAACCCAGCACGAGAAGAATTAGGATGGAAGCCAGAAATTTCATTTGACAAATTGGTACAGCGTATGGTAGAATGCGATCTCGAACTAGAACATGCCAAGAGGTAAAAGAAAAACATTTGAACAAAAACTAATTGAAAAATTAGTTGAATGCCCCCATCCAAATTCGCCAGCCTCTGAGCTTAGCGCTTTCTGGGGAAGGGAAATGAAAATACTTAAGTCTGTATTAAAAGAGTTTCCTGATAAGGAATTTTGGCACAAAGTAGAATTTGGCAAAAAGTTTAAAAGCTTGGCAACGGCGTTAGGAGATGTTGGAAAAGTATTTGTAAAAAGAAAATACAGTGAATTTCACTACAAACCACGAATCCTTAAAACGCCAAAAGTATACGATGAAAAATTTGGGGAAGATTTAGATATAGAAAAAAAGAAAAGATCAATAAAGGATTATTTTAATGAGTAAAGAGACATTAACGGCAGAAGAACAGATTACAAGCTTCTTAAATGATAAGAACAATAAAAGGTATCACTACAATCACCTACAGGAAGAAGATTATAAAATTTCTTCTGGCAGTCTTAATTTAGATTTAGCTATGGACGGAGGATTGGGCTGTGGAATACACAGGCTTACAGGAGTAAACGAAGGAGGCAAAACCAGCTGCGCACTAGCCTTTGCGAAACACTTTCAAAAACATTTTGGAGATAAAGGAAAGATTATCTACTTTAAGGCAGAGGGAAGATTATCAAAAGACATGATTAAAAGGACAGGCGTAGACACGGATGAGAGAAAGTGGTGCGTTATTGCATGTAATATTTTTGAAAAGGTTTTCGATCTCATTCGCGATCTCGTACAGAATAACCAAGAAAAACGTAAATACATGTTCATCATGGACAGCATGGACGGAATGTGTCGCCAATCTGATTACGACAAAGCGTTTGGAGACGCAGAGCAAGTTGCTGGAGGGAGTTTAATTTCTTCCGTTTTCTTAAAGAAACAGTCCCTTCCTATTGCAATGAATGGGCATATTGCAATTATCACAAGTCAAGTGCGCATTGAAATACCCACGGGGTACAGCAGGGCTGGAGCAAAGCCAAAACAAGCAGGAGGGCACGCAGTAAAGCATTACGCAAACAACATACTAGAATTTGAAGAGAGGTACAATGCAGATATCTTCTGGGAAAACCCTAACGCTGAAACGGCAGACAAAAAAGGAAATCCAACAGGACACATGTGCAAGATAGCCTTTAAGAAAACCGTAAACGAAAAAACAGGCGCGAAAGTTAGATACCCAATTAAATATGGAAGAACTGACGGCAATTCAATATGGGTGGAAAGGGAGCTCATTGATATGATGAAACTCTGGGGCTACTACGAAAAAAGTGGCGCGTGGATTAAATTTTCAGAAGATATTTACGAGAAATACAAAGATTTAGGTTTGCCAGAAAAGGTCCAAGGAGAACCAAAACTTCTCGCACTGTTAGAGGAAAATAAAAAACTTTCCAATACCCTAATAGACGAATTTAAACAAGATATATTAAAAAGTGGAGTTTAAAACTATATACGGAGGCACAAAACGGATAAAAAACGTTAAAAAAAGAATTATAGATTGGAGCGCCCCAAGCAAAAGCAAAAGACAGAGAGAGGTTAAAAAATTTTTAAAAAAATACTGGCAAAGCCATGTTGTTTTTGAAGAGTTCCCAGTAGCGGGAACCAGACTGAGTATCGACTTTTATAACGCTAATAAAAAAATAGCAGTCGAAGTCCAAGGATCTCAACATACGAAATATAATAGCTTTTTTCACGGCGGACATAAAAATAACTATTTAGAACAGCTAAAAAGAGACGAAATGAAATTTAAATTTTGCGAATTAAACGAAATTCAGCTAATAGAGATCTATGACGGAGACATTATAAATCTGTTGTTATTTAAAAAGTTTGACGTCTCGCTGTAAATAGTGTAAAATACTAGTATGAATACACAAGATATCGATCCAGACAATCTTCCCTTGTTTCAATTGCCAGAATCTTTTTTGAATAAAATGTTCGAACTCACTGGAAGCGGAAGCGAACAAAACAGGGGG